GCCCATAGGGTACATGGATGACCCTGATGGACTGGCTTGTATAAGTCGTCACGATACATGTGCGGGTGATTGTCATGCAGTGCAGTCGACAACATCTGCGCTTCTTCAATAACCATCTTGCGTAGATGTTTGTCACACTGGTCTTGCGCGGCAATCTTTGGACAAAGGTTCGTGACAAATCGGTTCATTGATGGTTTGCTCCTTCCGTAGTTGTCGCCCAGATTGCGGCGATTGGTTCATCCCAAACTTCGGCCATCGGATACATGTCGACAGTGACGCCGTCATCTCCGTTGCCTATCATTACTGTCAAACCATGCGAGGGAACGTCGACGTATAGGTAGTCGTCGCCACTGTTGGTTTTGTCTATGACGAATGCTTCCATTACTCAGCCGCCTGTGCTGGTGCTGGCAGTTGCTTGATGTGACGCAAGATGATGTTGCCGAGCGGTGTCTCGCAAGTCGACTGCACCCCACTGTCTGTGCATTCGGGGTACAACTTGGCCACGAATGGCTCGGCCTCCGGCCATGCGGCTACGAGATTCTTCGTAGTCTTGGCAGTCTCGATGTTCTCGGTCAGTTCACGAGCCATACTCCGCATGTTGTCGGACAAGGCACAGTGCATGCTGGTTGCCCAAGCCTTGGCGGCTAGGGCTGGTTGCAAGTCTGCTAGGTACTCATCAGGGACGGTGGTTCCGCTTCGTGACGAGATTGTGCGGTTGGACTTCACATACGCGTAGCGCATGTCGCTAAAGACGCAACTAAAATGGCGGTCTTTTGGGAACAGAGACTTGTCCCAATCAAACTGGTCTTGCTCAACATTGAAGCCGAACCGCTCCGCACTCGTGACCTCAATGACGTCGCCATCACCAAAGGCCATCTGTCCGTATCGTTGTTCGTCGCCATAGAATGGATTGACCATGTTGTAGACTGTACGCAAGTCGTACACAGGCTTGTCCATGTCAACTTCCATACTCTCATCCACATGAACTCTGACAAATCGCTTGGCCAAGTCGGGCAAGGCGTCAATGTCGTCGAGGATTTTATCGTGTATTGGTGTCAGCAAGTCGCAAGCCTCGTTGTACTTGTCCATGATGGGCTTGAACTCGTCCTTGCAAGCGAACACAGTCAGGATGGTTGCCAGTCTTTCGCGATTGGTGCGTGAGATTACTTTCGATTTCATGTTGAACTCCCTTTGTTCATGAGATTGCAGATACGCTCAGCCTGTGCGCGTGTACGCGACTTGGCTTCGATGTATCCGGTTAAGATGCACCTCACGGCGTAGCCGCGAGGCGTGGTGATGACGTGATATTTTCCAACCATGTCACGCTCCGTTGCAGGGACACATTGCCCATGCAAGCATTGCGACTATGCAAAACTCGATTGCATAGCGCTTTATGTCGTGGTCTCTCACTACCACGTTCCCTTCACGCTCTGCTTTGAATCGGGGAACAGCCATGCAGGGTGACAAGTGCCTGTCTCCCATGTCCTGTCTGCGTGGTAAGTCGCTTGGCCACAACCAGTTACGAGGTTGGTGGCGACTAGCATGACCAAACCATAGATAGCCATGCCCACTGCGAAGTAACCGAAGATTTCCAGCAGTCGTCGCGCAAGCGACTTGCGGGTGTGAAGTTGTGCGTATTGTGATGGTGACAGCGATACTGTCATTCGTGTGCGTTTGCTCATGATTAACTCCCGAACAGATAGGTGATGACGGCTTTGACAACGTGATAGACCTTGTCCAAGTCGTCCGGTGATAGAAATTCTTGCATAAATGACTCTCCTAAGTCGTGTTATATATGTGTGACAGTTGTGTCACAGTTAGTCAAGCGTTGTGAATGATACGAATGCCGCAAGACCGCATGATTTGACTGCATCTTCCATTGCTGGTGATGCGTCCATGATGGTGACGTCGCCCACGAGCGACTGGTTCGCAACCCACTGAGCGTCATTGAAGTCGAGGTTTGCGTGATTGTGTACGACGTCTGCAAGTTCATGCTCGATGCCGTCGATTTGCGTGTGAACGCCGATTTGTACTGTTGCCATGATGATGTCCTCCTATGGCTGGTTGCGCGACTACAGGGTGTAGTCACAAAAAAAAGCCCCTCCCACGCACGGCGCGTGAGAGGGGCTATTGGGGTTAGTCGTGATTACTTGGCGGTAAGCGCAGTCACGAATGCCTGCAACTCAGCAAGCTGAGCTTGCAACTCGGCCTTGGTCGCACGAGATGGCGCAGTATGCACTGGCGCAGGCGGTGTGATTGGCGCAGGCGCAACTGTGAGCATCGCGATGGCCTTGGACGTTGATGCGAAGCGCGCCGAGTTATGCGCGAGACCCTTGGCATCGTAATCCGCAAGGCGTTGCTTCAGCGAAGCTGACACAGCCGTCACGAAGTCGGACGGTGAGTCGTGTGCAATCGTGGCGCGTGCGGCCGCCATTGAGCCGATGCCAGCTATGATGGCGTTGCCCTTGGAAGCGTTAGCTTCCATCGCGGTCATGGTCACGGAATGTACGTCAGGTGTGTGTGTAGTATTCTGCATGATTACCTCCTATGCAGGTTGGTTCGCCTCATCTCAGCAACAACGCCGAGCGGCACTAACTAATCCCCCCATACCCCTTTGGGGTATAGGACGACATCCTCTCTAACCAGTTGTTATGATTACCAGACAGTTACAATAACCCATTGAATTGTAGAGATTTCAGTAGGTTTTCAAATTACGAGGGGAAAATACCACTAATATGCCCTCAGAAGGGACATGAAATCATAACAAATACAGTAACTTACACTACAGATTGTCGCGTTTTTGCCCATAGGGCAACACGACTTGGCCAACAGGGGGGGCGTAGCCCCCGTCCCGCCGCCGGGTTTTCTATATGCCATGTCCCACTAACAAATATTTCGCACCAAAAAATGGAAACACTGTGACGGAAAAGATACATGCCTAACGTAAGAAAAGAACCTAGCTCCACAAAAGGCACTGGCCTGCCCGCAGTAACTCCGCTGGAAGTCGACAGAGTCCGCCGGAGCGTACTGGACGTTGTACGCAAGCAAATGCCGGAGGTGCGCGAGGTACTGGCCGGAAATAAGAAGTGGGATGCTCAGCAAACCAGACTGTTTGGCATGATGCTGAATAAAGTCATGCCTGACTTACACCACTCGTTCAACGAACACACTGTTGAGAATAAACAAGCGCACGAACTTACAATAGATGAACTGCAACGTATCGCGTCGCAAGTAGATGCCGTCGAAGCAGAATACGAAGAGGTAGAAAATGGCACTGACACCCCAGCAAGCGGCTCAACGACTGCTCAAAATAGCTCAAGCGAAGGATAATTTTCATGGATTTGTTAAAGCACTTTACCCAGATTTTGAATTGGCCGACTTCCAAATGGAACTCATTGACACGTTGGATAGGCTTGAGAAAGACACTCTTGGATGCCGACGTCTTCTTATTACTATGCCGCCACGACATGGCAAATCTTGGTTGGCGTCAACTCTTTTTCCGGTGTATTACCTTGCTCGCCGACCAAATAGAAATGTTCTTGCGACGTCTTACAACCAAGACCTTGCTAAAACTTTCGGGCGTCAGACAAGAGACCATGCGCGTGAGCCAATCATTAGCCAAGCGTTTCCTGACTTTTATATGTCGGAAGAATCCAAAGCAGTAGACGACTGGCGCACTACATTCGGCGGTTCATACTACGCAACTGGCATGGGCGGCTCTACGACTGGTCGTGCGGCCACTCTTTTGCTCATTGATGACCCCGTTAAAGCTCGTGAAGAAGCCGACAGCGCAACTCAGCGCAACAAGACTTGGTCATATTATGTGTCTGCTCTTACCACTCGTAAGCAACCAGAGCCAAACGGCGCGGCACCAATAGAAATAGTTATCCTGACGCGGTGGCACCCGGACGACTTGGCTGGGCGTATCATGGAGACTGAAGACTGGAAGGAGGGCGCATGGGCGCACATCAACTTCCCAGCAATCAGGAGTAAGGATACTAATGTCAAGAGGAGTGTGGCTGAACTGCCAGAAGAAGACCCTCGCTTCATACCGCAGGGCGAACTCAGTAAAGTATCACCATCGAAACGTCACTACTACGAAGCAAGAGAAGAAGCCCTGTGGCCAGACAGATTCCCAATCGAAGAGCTTAAAAAGCGAGAAAGACTAGACCCCAGAGAATTTGCCTCACTCTATCAGCAATCTCCCTATATCCGTGGTGGTAATCTTATTAAGTCGGGATGGTGGAGAAAGGCAGAGGAGCCAGATTGCAATACCATCATTATCTCTTGCGATACCGCCTTTAAGAAAACAGAGACCGCTGACTACAGCGTAATGATGGTCTTGGGTATGGACAACAATGCGGACATGCACATTCTGGACATTGTTCGTGAGAGGTATGACTTCCCAGAACTTAAACGTGCCGCCATTACCTTGAACGCTAAATGGCGCGGCAGGGGCTTGCGCGGCATGTATGTCGAGGACAAAGCGTCAGGCCAATCCCTCATTCAAGAGCTACGAACTCAATCAGGTATGTCGGTAATTCCCGTGAAGGTCGGAACCGATAAGGTCTCCAGATTAAACTCTGTACTGCCTCTTGTAGAGGGGGGACGAGTTTTCATACCGAATGAGGCATTATGGCTTGATAGCTTCATGGACGAGGCTCAGTCATTTCCGAATGGGAAGCACGACGACATGATTGACGCCTTATCAATGGGGCTTGCCGCTTTATCAAAAATGGGCGGACAAGCAAGCGAGCTACTAAACTCGCCTATCAATATGGGTTCTTCATTGTCTGCCCAATTTAACACAGGCAACGACGACAAATGGTGGGAACGACAAGTTGGTAAAGACGAAAATTTTAGAGGCTGGGGAGAAATCTGATGCGCTATAAGACTATGACCAGCCCCTCAAAGAACGACGTAGTCGTAGACCTCAGCAACCTCGCAGAGCCTTTAATGGCCTACGAGGATATCAGTGACATGCTTTCTGACGACCAAGAGACCAAACTCATTGATTATGTACGCGCCTGCACCAAGATGTCTCATGAGCGTATCTCTCGCCGCTACGACCATTGGCGGGATGCTGACCGCGCACACGACGTTTGGGTTCCAGAGAACGCTACAAAGTTTCGCGAGAAGGTAGTCGTAGCAGATACACGCGCTATCGCTGACACCGTACTCACATACCTCATGTCTGCCCTAGCAGGCCGCAACCCTATGTTCCAATTAGAGGGACTCAATCGTAAGTCGCGCCAATCAAGTATGATACTTGAGCGCCTACTGCACCAGCACATGCGACGCACCGCAGGCGAGGCGCGGCTTGCACAGATGCTCTTGGACTCCATCCGCTACGGCTTCGCTCCGACTAAGTGTGTGTGGAACGCTACGACAAAGACAAACGACATTGTGAACTTTGACCCGCGCAGATGCTTCCCAGACCCCCGTGTTCAGTGGGGAGACTGGGAAAGGATGCAGTTCATAGTCTTTACAGACCACATGAGTACCAATGCCCTGCTCGGTTCTAACCAATACCCCAAAGTCGCCAAGTATCCGGGACTACGCCGCAAAGAAGGTGTACGTCATTCATGGGATGCTCACGGCTGGTTCAAAGAAGAAGGGCGTGGCCTTTCAATCAACCCCGAAGAACCTCAAGGGCAAGAGAACGGCTACCACTTCACACTACAGGACAGCCGCATAGTCGATGAGGCGTGGGTACGCTTCAATGGTTACGAGCTTGGCCTCGACAACCTAGAACAAGTTTGGTTGCTAGTGACTATTCTGGACGAAGGCGCGGTTATTAACTGCCGTCTAAACCCGTATGGGCGGCAGTTCCCCGTCACAATCGGCGGCCTGTACCACGACAGCCACAAGACATACGGCCAATCACTGTACGACTTACTACTTCCTCTACACGAAATAAGCACATGGCTACTTCGTAGCCGTGTCGACAACGTGCAGGCGGCTCTAAACAACCTAATATTCGTAGACCCGACCTCTGTCAGTGTCCCAGACTTAATTGACAGAAATCCGTGGGGGCTTGTGCGTACTCTCCCCGGTACAAAGCCCGGTGACGGTGTGTTCATCGCAGAGATACCAGATGTAACACGCGGCCACTGGCAAGACATTGGCGCTATGTCCGACTTAAAGCAAAGAGTATCTGCCGCTTCAGACGCCCAGCAGGGCATGCCTACAGCGGATGGCATACGGACAGCCACAGAAATCCAGCGTCTTACCCAGCTTGGCTCTCAACGACTTGGTGTTATTTCTCGTATCATGTCGTCAACTACGGTGCGTCCTCTCGTGAGGATGATGGTCGGGAACTTACAAGACGCCCTAGAATATGAAGGCTCACTTCGCATTACGGGCGGAGATAGCCCCGGCGAACTGACCAACATGATTAAGGACGACTACCTAGACTTTGACATCAGCATGTTGCAAGGCGACATCGACTACCTAGTCGTAGACGGCACGCTTCCGGTTGAGCCAACTCGCAATGCAGAGACATGGATGAACATGCTTCAAGTCATGGGCCAGACTGGACTGAACATGGAATACAAAGTCGGCAAGATTGCAGAAGAAGCTATCCGTTCTATGGGTGTCAGCGACTTAGAACAGTTCAAGATTACCCAGCAAGAGCAAGAGCAAGGCCCAACTCCCTCTCAGCAAATATCCATGATGGAAAAGATGCGTGGTGCGAACATCATGCCTCAAGAGCAAATGGAACGTGAGATTGAAAAGGGCAACCTAAAGAGGATGGGCGAATGACACTACCAAACGCAAAGGCCATAGAAGGCTCAACAAAACTGACGGGCATACAGCGTGATTGGGTGAAGTCCTACGTTGCTGAGATTGTGGCTGGAGAGATACATAAAATTAAAAGCGAACTGCTGGAAGAAATAACCAAAGCCAGTGGTTGCCAGTGTGAGCCAAGGGTTTCCGCCGCTGAAAGAGCCATACAAGATTTGGTTGCTCGCTATGAGGAGGACGACAAGTTCACCTTAACTCGTGCAAAATTGCTGAGATTCATGAAAGAGCAAGGACTGTAGTATGGCCTTTACAAAACCCACTGGAGACCAGATACGGTTCCGCTCCTCTCAGACAGGCAACCACACTCTTGATACATATCTGGAGGCCACTGAGAAGGGCGGCCGTCCTCTATCTGCTCTCCTAGACGACATCTTCGATGCCAACGGCAACGTAGACGCTGGCTTTGTTACGTTCAATGTAGACGGCACAACAAACGTCCTACAGTATGCGCCGGGTCCACAGGCCGTCGCTGGTTCGTTTATTGATACGAATACATTTCTTTTTCGGCTCCGAGGCAACTGGGCGCAAGACATTGATTACAAGCGGCTCGACCTAGTAACCCACAACAACAATCTTTACATATCCAACGCAGACCACAACTCAGGTAGCACAGGTGTATTCCTAGACACAGCCACCAACTGGCAAGTTGTATCTGCGGCCGACACACTTATTCAAGCGATTGACGCCAAGGCCGACGAGTTGGAAGCAACTAAGTCGGAGACTTACTTCCACGGGTTTGAGCGTTCCGCAGACGGCGAACTCAAGTGGACGACTGGTCCGGGTCCAACAACTGTTTCCACATACAGCGGTTGGGAAAACCGTGACCCTCGCTCTGAGTACCCACGCATCCAGCGCATACCTTGTGCAATTACCACTAGGATTGATGTCCCACCAAGCGCAGTCCCAATAAATAGAGATGCAGACTCATCGGCAAGCTGGGGCATGACAACCCCAACGGCTGTACCAAGTTGGTGGACTGGAACTATTGGCCAAATCATCTCCAACCCTGTCTTCGCTGGACAGATTGAGATTCCGTACCTTCCTCTCAACAGCCGTTGGAGTTACGTTGTAAGCCAGTATCTTGCCTACAACGCTGGCACAACAGACAGGAATGTTTGCTTCACCTTGCAAAGCGTGGATGAACCTTTATTTCTTATGTTCGCCAACCAGAACTCACGCGGCGTTGATAATCAAACAACCATGAACTCTACTATCTTGTTCTCAGAGGGCGCTGGCTGGACTTATCATCAAGGCGGCAGATACACATATAATAAGTATGTTGATAGCTCTAGTTCTGTGTTTATCAATAGCCCTTCTCAAATCCCTGTTGGGCGTAACCGTAAGTTCAACATGTACTTCCACCGCCAGAATAACTCTTATACTTCCGACAATGGTACGATAGAGATACGCGGCGCGAATATGCCTACGCTTTGGGAGTTCCAGATTGAAGACTTGGACTACGACCTTCCGCATCCGTCGACTTATTATGTAAACAACATTGAGAAGACTCTTAGCTGGAACAGGAACTACCAAAACTTCCAGCAGATAGACCCTAATGTTGCAGGCGACTCTACTTCAATAAGAGCGTTTGACCATTACGATGTACCTAACCTTGCCAAGAACGCTTCCATTACAAACGACTTCACCAACAAAGAGATTGAGCATTACACAGATGCTTATGAAGTTCAGCGTTTGGGTGGCTCAGATGAGCAATATTACTTTGCCAGTGACGGACACCTAAAGGTCAAGCTGGGCGAACACAGATACCCACGCTTTGAAGTTAGCCTTCAAGCCGAGTACGTCCCTAACTCTAATAGCCCCGGTCAACCAAGTAATGCCTACAACATAGCTGTCTTTGCATTAAACGAAACAAAGCAAAAGACCATTACACTTGTTCGCGGGCATATCTACGACTTTGAATACACAACAAGTTTGGATGACATGACTTGGGACGACCCAGCCCAGCGGCCGACGGTTAAGTTCCGCTTCTCTGAGGTGGCGGACGGCATTCATGGGACAGACGCTAACGGAGCCACAGGGACAACTTATTTGTCTGACGTCACTCTAAACGCGACTGGAAGTGTTAGCCGCATCAAGGTGACAGCAAGCACTCCTGACACTCTGTATTATTTCGCCGACCCTGTTGCTGGTATCGGCGGGACAATAAACGTCGTCGACGAAGACGCTAACCCGTAGGAGATATTATGGCACTTCTCGACTTAGGAAAATTCAGATTTAACTGGGCAGGCGTATGGAACGCATCGGCCAACTACACTAAGGATGATGTAGTTGAACGCAATGGCGCGTCATACATAGCCGTTACCAATAACTTCAGCCGCCCCCCAGAAAACTTCCCCGCCGACTGGGACAGGATGGCGCAAGGCTTCGCCTATCGCGGTGCGTGGGATGCCCAGCGTGGGTATGCCATGGGGGATATGGTTAAGTACAAAAACACCATTTGGGTAGCCGACCAAACCCAATCTTGGGCGACTGGCGACGCCGACCTTACTGTCCCGACAACCGACCCCTTTAATTGGAGTGAAGTTATAAACAGCTTCAACTACGCTGGTGACTGGGACGCCACCACACAGTATGAAAAGTACGACATAGTCAAATACAACGACAACTTATATCTCGCCGCATCGCGTCCCTTCAGTGTCGGCAATGCTTATGGCCCCACGACTTCTGGTTGGGACGAACTGATGAATGGCTACTCTGTAAACTCAGGGCAGTTCGGCATCTTGGACGCACAGACCCAACTGACAGTGAACGGTGGGGCAGGCAACTCCACAGGCTTTGAAGTCAACTCAACTGACATTGTAGTTCACGGCGGCGGCCGATACCTCGGCGACGACTGGGGCGCTGGTACAGTCGTAAACTTTGAAAGAACTTACAACGGCGCTAACCGCACAACTCAGACAGACCGTATTTATGAAGAGGCTTTGCCAGCATACACCTACGTCAGCGACGCAAACGGCCTAGTCGTCAACATCCATTACCACGGCAGGGCGCGGCACGACAACGGAAATATGGGCTTTGAGATGGTGGTTCAGTACAGAGATTCCACCAGCACATGGACTAACTTAGAAGAGCCACGTCGGCATCATAATTACATCTACGACGGTGGTGCCAACTGGTATATAGAAGCGTCTGCTTGGACTTCTGCATACCTTGATGACCGTTCCAATTATCTAAATGCCAGCGGCGAATTAGAACTCCGTCTTTACCTATACCACACTGGCGGCACAACTGATGACCAGTTGTATCTTTTCAGCACCGTCGTTGAGTACTGGGAGGTCACACGATGAATCCTAATTTTGAAAAATATTCTCTGGCTCTTGCGAAGCACTGTAAGGACACAGGCTTTGAATATAAATGCCTCCGCACTGAAACGGACGGCACAACAGTTATTGTTTCTGTTGATGGCACAGAAATGTCCCCCGACTTCTTGGACGCCATTACAGATGAGGCGGTGACTGAGGAGCGCTGGAAAGAGGTGAGAGCCACCCGCAACGGGAAAATGCGTTCTTCTGACTGGACACAGGGCGCTGATAGCCCATTAACAAGCTCTCAAAAATCAAGTTGGCGCACCTACAGACAAGCGTTGAGAGACATCACTGACCAAGGCGACCCCTTAAACATTAACTGGCCAAGCCCCCCAGCATGATGGGGACGACCATTACAAAACAAAGGGGTAGTCTATGGGTAACTGCATGAGGTTTGGACAATGCCAATAATTGACTTAGGTAAGCTAAAATTCCACTGGGCTGGTAGCTGGTCGAATGTAAATAACTACGAGAAGGACGACGTCGTTCTGCATAGACAGCAGTCGTGGGTTGGCCTTGGCGACAGTTATAATCAATCGCCAGAAGACGGAAGCACCTACTGGGAGCGTATGACTGGCGGCATGAACTTCAAAGGAAACTTTGACGTTGCTGAGCAATACTACCGCAACGACATGGTCAAGCATGGCAATGCTGTTTACATAGCAATTATTGACAAGCCAACATTCGGAACCCAAACATCCGACACAGCGGCTTGGACAGTCATCGGCTCATGGAGCGGTACAGCCGTCACAGAGAACGCTGGCGATTTAGTCTATCGTGATGAAAACAATCAGGAAAAACCTCTCCCTGCGAAGATACCGGGCAGAGGCAGGCCGACAGGTCTTACCCCTGACCTCTCCAATATGTCTTACAGTCGAAGTGTTGGCATGCAACACAAGCTAAAGTTAAATCATAGCGCTGACAACGAGATAGAGATTGAGACACCAAACGTATCTCATAACTTCAAAGTGACACTTGACGATAACGACAACCCTACTGGCTACCTATTCTATAGGGAGTTGAAGGGTGCTTCAGCAGACTACACGACTGAGTACGAAGTTCGTTGGAACGGCACAGACAATAAGTTTGAAATGCGTGAGAAGCTCCCACAGCCTGCGCCGACTACCACGACTTATGTTGTCACAGTCGCAGATGATGGCGGACAGGACAAGTTTAACTTTGGTGCCGACGTAGCTCCAGTAATTACTGTGACCCGTGGTAGCACCTATGTTTTCCAGCAGTTCGCAAGTTCAAACGACACACACCAAATTGAATTTGCTGACGCGGCTGACGCTGACTACACAACAGGGATAACAACAAGTGGTACTCCCGGCGACGGCTCTGCGCTTACAACCTTTGTTGTGCCGATGGATGCACCAGATGCTCTGAAGTACGCCTGTGTTTCGCATGGCAATGCTATGGGCAACACAATCACAGTCGTAGACGCAATCCCTTATGAGCAAAACAAACGTCTTTCAATGCGTCGCTCTGGACACTTCCGTAGCTCAGACTTCAACTTCCACCGTTTGCGCTTTGACATGTCACACACCACTCTTGCCGACGATGGCCAAGCAGTAAGCGCTCCAATTCGCCTTCGCTTTGCCAACATCGCAGATGGCAACCACAACCCAGCGGCCACTTATACCGACAGAAGCGCTCTTACAAACAATGCGTACTTTGTTCAAAGTGGAACCGCGCCCGCCGACGACCTCACCGAAGAGTTGTATGCAAAGGTCTACACCAATACCCACGATGGCACTTGGTATAACAACAGGGTTACTTACTACGGAACACCCGGAACGGACGGAGCTTTTGTAGAAATTTGGCAAGACTACGATGACCACACAGCAACAGACCAAGTATATTACTTCGAGCAGTTTAACACTGCCGCTGGTGGTACTGTAGACATTGGCTATGAGCTAATGGGTCTTAACCCTGCCCTTGTTTTGCACAGATGGCATCAGTATCAATTTGAAGTATCCACAGTCGGGACTTCAGCGAACCATCCTTTCTACATCAAGAATCAGCAAAGCTCTGGTACTGGAGACCAGATTGCTGGTGTAACCAACAACGGCTCTGACGCGGCAACCGTTGCTATGTGGATAGGAAACGACACATCAGTAAACCCTGACACAATGTACTATGTCTCCTCATTCGATAACACAAACTTCACAAACTCCATAACACTCACAAACAAAATAGTCGCGCCATCAATTATATACCCTGATAACGTGATACTCTACGACGGAGCTTACCAGTTCTCAGGGCAAGCAAGCGCGCTAAACCTTTATTGGGATAGGTTCGAGGGATGGCAAGAGTTTAGCAGAATCCAAGTAAAACTAATGGACGGTCAGACTGTAGACGATACCGACCAGTCTGTTTATATCCGTTATTACTGGGGTCCGGGCGACGGCAAAACATACACACGCCAAGACGCCAGCTACTATTATGCTTGGCAGGCCGCTCTAGGAACGACTGCCTCTCAGACTCAGGCTTACGGTAACAACCTCACCTATGCCCAAATTGTTTGGGACACAGGTAGCCAAAATCGTGAGCAATGGAACACAGAGATTAACATCAATCTAACCCCAAAGGCTCCCGGCAACTTCTATGGTAGCCCATCTCAATCTGGTGGCCAAGACGAGACCTTCTCCGTAACTGGCGCACAGCGTTATTATGACGGCACAGATAGGTCTTTTACTTGGGACTGGAAAACTAACGGAACCAGAGACAACACTACTCAATACGACATGAAGGGTAGTGGGCGTAACAACGCCAACATCGCCGCTGGGAACTATTTTGTGGGCTTTCGTATTTACTCAAACAGCGGGAACATCGCTAACCTAAGTTGGCAAGTAAGAGGACATCGCTAATGGCTACTATCACAGTAACAGATGGATGCGGAAACTTTTGGGAAGAGGAGCATACTCCCGACCCAACTCTGCACGCAAAAAACGTAGCGATTGACGCACAGACACGCCTCGCATCATCTGATTGGACAATGATTTCTGATGTTGGCCTTACACCATCATGCAAGACCGCGTTTGAAAACTACCGTGCCATCCTCCGTGGCATAAGACTTGATGGCTCAACCCTCCCTGACTCCGGCTGGCCGGAAGAACCAGCAGTAGAATTTAGCTAGGTGTGGATATGACAGAGCCAGTGGAAGTTACACTAGCAAGGTTAGAAGAGCGTATCAAAACTCTCGCCGATGAAGTTCGCCATGTCCATGTAGAAGTCTCCGACTTGAAGGCGCAAGCCAACAGGTGGAAGGGAGCTTTCTGGGTGATGGTTGCTGTCGGCGGCGTGGTGGGATGGATTTCACATTTACTATTAGGCTGGGCTAGATGACACCAAACGAAAAACGTGAAGCTATTGAAGATTTAATTAAGTCGTCTGGGTGGGCTGTAATCAAAGAAGAGATGCAGTCTTCCATATTACAGGCGGCATTCCAAATTTCCGATAACGCGAACATGCCTATCGAAGAAATGCACTTCCGTCGTGGCTCCATGTGGGCGGCGCGTAAGTTTGTAGAACTCCCTAATTCCGTGAGCGCTTTGTTGCAAAACGACATATTGCTCGACGCGGCAAATAGGGGGGAACTGAAAACGGATGAGCGCTACGGCCCGAATCCATTATAATCCCGCTACGGCTGGAAGGAGAATAAAATGGCAGAACAAGATGACCAGATGATTGCACAGATGGCCGCACAACAGTTGGGCGCTCCGGCTCCCGAAGCCGCCCCAGCGCAACCACAGCAAGACCCTGCGAAAGCAGAGACACCTCCGACTAATCAAGAGAAGGTTCAGGAAGCTGTAAGCCCTGAGACTGAAGGTGATAAGCAGAGGGACGAAGCCTTTATCGAAGTAGACTTTGGAGATGGACGCAAAGAAGTCATGTCAGGCTCTCAGATTGCAGGGATGACAACACGGTATAAAGACTTAAACCACAAGAACGCCACACGCTATAAACCAATGGAACCAGCGATTGGCCTACTTGAGACCATGATGCAAAACGCCAGAGAACAAGGCGTGGAGGTCAGCGGTGACGACTTAGCGCAGTTTGTTAGCGCGGCAATTCAAGGCTACACTTCAAACCCGACTATGGGTGGACAAGTCGACCCGACACCTGACCGCCCAGATGGCAGTGATTTTGATGCACAAATGGATGCAGACATCGAATCATGGGAGCGCGAGAACGCTGTGTCCCTGCCGCCTATGTACCGTCAGGGCTTTAAGATGATGCGTCAGCTAATGCAAGAGAACGAAGGTCTCAAAAACAACATGGCTGGCATGATTCAACAAGCTCAGTCGTTGAACACTCAAGCTCAACAGCAGGCTCAAGGCGCGATGCAAGCTGGCGACAATGCTTACAGACAGCAAGCCGCCAACAATTTGAACGAAGCCCAAACACAATTCGACTTACCTGATGATGCTGAGTCAGACTTCTTCGACTTTGCGTATGGACGTGGCTACACAGTCGAAGACTTTATTGACCGCGACTTAACTATAAAGGTGATGCAAGACTTTTCGGCGAACCGTCAGACTCCAGAGATGGAACGGTTACGCGCACTTAATCAAAAGCGTCAGGCATTCACAGGAGCGACACAGTCAGCCCCATCTGCGGGAGGTGCGCCACAAAATCAAGGTGATGAGTTTATTAACGCAGTAGCACAGCAAGCCATGCAAAAGCGCGGCTTAGTGTAAAAAACCAAAACGAGGACGACATACGTCCTCGTTCTAATATTTAATACAGACATGAGCATATTTTAGCGCTACGGCCCTAAAGCTCATAACAACAAAAGCATGGGAACGTAGGTCTTTGGTGCTGTAGACACGAAGACTATCACTGCCCGCAACCACGATAACCTTTTTGCGTCAGGAGAAAAATTATGACTGCAATTTCTGGACTTCGTGGGACTGGTCAGTTCACATCTGACTTCCGTCCCACCAATTACCGGGAGCTTTTCACGCTCCTAGAACCTAACGGCACTGCACCGCTACAGGCTCTTTTGTCTATGGCTGGTTCAGAGGCAACTGATGACCCGAAGTATAACCACTTCCGCGATGAATTGCCTGACCGTAAACTAACAATCGACGGCGCAGTTGCATCAACAAGCACAGCCTCAATCACAGTCGACGCAGGCGACGATGAAGCATTCGTAGTACCCGGCACTATCCTCATCAACGTGGATACTGGCGAAGTAATGCGTGCAACATCTGCATCTTCTTCACAGGTGATTGCTGTAGCTCGTAACATCGGCGGCACATCTCACCAAATCGCAGACGGCGCGAACATCATCATTGGCGGCCATGCCGACTCTGAAGGTGGCACAAGCCCGACTGCTGTTAGCTTTGACCCAACTACCGACTTTAACTACACGCAGATTTTCAAAACTGCTGTACAGGTATCTGGGACTTTGCAGAACACATATCTGCGGACTGGTGACAAAGAGCAAGAGCAGTTGACCAAAGCACTGAAGATGCACATGGCCGACATTGAGCGCTCAATGTTCTTTGGTAAGCGTCACGAAGAGAACGGTTCTACCGCTCAGCCAACTCGTTACACAGGTGGTTTGACTAACTCAATCACTAACGTAACAGACGGTGCTTCATACGGCGCATCTGCTAACACCATCACTGAGAAAGAGTTTGACCGTCTTCTTATTGAAGACATCTTCGCATACGGCTCAACCGAAAAGGTTGCGTTCTGTGGCGCTCGTGTCATCTCTAACCTGATGGAAGTTGGTAAGAACCGTTGGCAACCAACTCAAATCGACAATGCTTATGGCGTATCGCTTTCACGCTATACAACATACGCTGGCGATTTGTTGGTCTACATGCACCCAATGTTCCGTCAAGTGCCTAACATGGACAAGGAAATGATTATCCTCGACATGAACGAGATTAAATATCGTTACATGCAAGGTCGTGATACTCAGCTTATCCGTGACATCCAGACACCTGATTTCGACGGCGTCAAGCACATGTATATGTCAGAGTGCGGCCTAGAAATGACACAGGCGAAGGTACACCACCGCATTAAGGGTTGGAACGCCGTTACCTAATAGGGGACGACCCATAACCCTGACAACCTATACAATAGGGGCTAGAGCAATCTGGCCCCTATTTTTTTGGAGTAACCCATGATTAAGAAAACCCGCGTTCAAGAGCGCAACGAAGTAACCAAAATAGTAAAAGAGGCCGCGCCTAAAAAGGCTATCGCTGAAACACCGAAGGCTCCCAAGGCAAACTTTGTCCTGTTCGTGTCCGCAGAAGAAGAGGTCGTATCTTTCCCCATCACAGTCGTTGGACAGAAGATTACTCCACTATGGGATAATGAGCGTGAGCATCTAATTTGGCGCGTTCCAACTGACTTAGTAGAGCGGTTTGCTATGCACGAGTTTGTAGTTAAAGGACGCATTGTACGCGGAGGAAAGTAAGCCATGTCTTACCACGGTTCGTCTTCATCATCAGGTAGCTCAAGTAGTTCTTCTAGCAGTTCTTCTTCTAGCAGTTCTTCTTCTAGCACCACATACAAGCCGCGCACATATGTCTCAGCGGACATCAAAGGCACACGCCCCCAATCTGATGAACCGACTAGAATCGACAACGGTATCGTTGAAGTTGGAGCTATCGACCTAAAAGGCACATTAACCGCCGACATAGCTCAAGCATCTGACAAGGCTCACCGTGAGCATCAGCAAGAAAAAGACGGCAGAAACAGATATTCTGCAAACAACCCACACCTTAACTCACCCTACTCTTCTCTTGAGACCTTAGTCTTACAAGCCTTGCGGCGTTACGGCGACATGCACCCCGGAACGGTAGACGGCGAAGTTATGATGATGTTTATCGAATTTGCAAACCTCATCATCGAAGACTTGCGTGGGCATCCATACTGGGACAACCCAGAGATAGATTACTACACACACCCGTCAGAGATAAGACAGATACCAGATAACATTATGGTGGCTGGCCTTCTGTACCATTACTCAGTGCAACAGCAGTCTAACAAGATTGAGGCTTACGGCCCAATGTACTTCAAGATGATGAACCGTATCCTATACCAAAAGAAATATGGCTCTGGCAAAATTGAGCTTTCTCCGTGGGACAAATCTCAAAGACCAACTGGGGTGCAGGCTTACGACACAAGGAGAAGCTAAGTGTCTACGACTTACGCGCCTTCAGGCGTAAACATAAAGGTTTACCCTTATGAGGACTTTCAGGGCATCGACGCATCCCGTGATGTTGGCGCTCTCGACACAGGCCAAAAGCAACACTTGGTTGAAATCAAAGATGGCTTTGCCGACTGGCGAGGCACATTGGTGCGCGACCCCGGTGCAGAACAGCGTGCGGCAGGCAACAAGTACATCAAAAGAATTTCGTTCTTCGGGCGCGACTTGGCTGTGTGGGCGCAAGTCGACGGCGGCGGAACATCGCTTCGTTCCGAGCGTGACCATATTGAGTCGGAAGTTTATCCCAAGAACGCTGTGGTGACTTCGACTGTCTACAACAACAAAGTCGTGTTCGCTTCTCGCGACTACGGCATGTACCAGTATGATGGCTTTAACTGGAAATCAATCGAAGCGAACTCAGACCCACGCCCAGCATACATTGCTTCTATTCAGCGCCGACTAGCGGTAGCTGGAATGCCGGGTAAAAGAACAATCATCGACTTTAGTCGTGTAGATAACGAAGAGGTATTTACCGAGGACGAAGACGACGGCGCTGTTCAAGTAACAAAAGCCGCCGACATCGACGTAGGTAACATTATTGGTACTGCTGATGAAATTAAGGGACTCGGAGTATTTGAAAACAGCCGCCTTGCGGTTTTCACAAACGACCAGACTTTGGTGTATTCACTCCACCCCGACTTCACGAGATGGCAGATTGACGATAAGGCCAACATTAAGGTCGGGTGCATCAGCCACAACACAATCACGCAGGCTGGCTCAGACCTATTGTTCTGCTCTCGTGACGGCATCCATTCTTTACGCCGCTCTGAGACTAACGGTATTACGATTTACACAATACCTATGTCGAACAAGATTGACCTGACATACAGAGACCTTCTCCGAAACGTAAACGACCTCGAAACAATCAGCGCATTCTACGACCAAGACGAAGGGCAGTACCATGTGTTCTTCCCATTCTCTGACCAAATCACAAAGCGGCTTACCTTGTCCCTAAACCCTATGCAGGGTGGAGAAAGTAAGTGGTCAAGCGGCGAGTTCTTAAACATGACTTGTGGCGTGCAGTTGGGCGGCCAGACCTTAGTCGGCACACCCGGCGGTGTTTGGGAGCGAAAGCGTATTGAAGATGTGACAACCCACAGCCCTGAGATGGTAGTCACAACCCCTATTCTATGGCAGGGCGCAATCAATGACACGAAGGAAAGCTACAGCTTCATTCTCCAAGCCACAGGCAAAGGAGAACTGCAAGTAGAGGCTTTTGATGAGAGAGGCAGATACCTGTCAGCCATCCAGTTTCTTATCGAAGGGGATGGTGCGGACGACAAGTTCCCTGATGTTCCGTTACAAAGACAGTATGAGCGTAAATTTGAACACCGATATAGGGGTGTGCAATTCCGATTCACAACTAAGGGGAAAGGACTGCTCAAAATCATTGGCTTTGCAGTCCAAGTAAGGAGTAGTTAATGGCACGTCTTAGGCAACAACATCCCCAGAACTATGTGAACTCTGGGAACATCCACACAGATTTTGAGAACGTAATCCGTTATCTCAACTCAGCGGAGCTTGGCGACAAGACCGTGTCTGAGCTTTTGCGGGTTATCTTCGATGAGGAAGGCGTGTTCAACGGCCCTATCCAAATGCGGGTCGACACCAACGAAGGTCTACAGTATCGAGTTGGCCAGTACGCAGATGACTCAGAAGGTTGGTACAGCCTAGTCGACATCGGCTCCCTTCGTGGCCCTGCGGGTCAGTCGGTTGGTAACGTCGAGGGTCCGTTCTTCTTTAACCGTAAAGACACCATTATCGGCTCTACAATCACAGCGATAAGCGTAACTGCCGCTGGTTCCGGCTACACATCTGCTGGATTGTCTATCACTCTTAGCGCACCCGACGACCCAGACGGCGTGCAGGCCACTGCTACTGCCACATTGGGCGGCACTAACGGCGACACAATTACGGCTATCAGCCTTACAAACGCTGGCTCTGGCTACGCCGCCGCACCGACAGTGACCATCACTGGTGGTAATGGTTCTGGCGCAACAGCAACATCTACAGTTGGTAGCCCCGGCTCTGTAATCCCATATACTTTTGACCCATCTACGGATGAGATTGTCGTTTATCGCAACGGAATCCTGTTGTTCGACTCAATCGCTTCATCTGCACAGTATGCTAAGAATGCTTCTGCTGGCACGGTCACATTACAAAACTTGTCACCAGCCGTTGCGTTGGGGGACAAGGTCAGTATCTACTCAATCCGTTCACAGGCCGTAACCAACTATCGTCGTGCAGATGAGCTTATCGCTCAGACACAACAGTCAGTCGCGTTTATTCATTCGACTGATGAGAAGTTGTTAGTCTTCCGTAACGGTGTTCTCCAACAAGAAGGTGGCTCAGCCGACTACTTGGCATCTAGCTCAGTCGGTACAATCACATTCCTTGATACATCTAACCCACTAACGTCTGGCGAGATTGTGACCATTATCACAGTTGAGAACCAGTCGATTAAGACTGTTGCTGGGTTAATGTTTGAGGATGAGTACACTGATGACAGCGGTTTCATCATATACAACAAGCTATCTATCCAAAACAACGAGATACCACAGAACAAGGTTTCCAACCTATCAACCTCTTTGGCTGGTAAAGCAAACCTAGTATCTCAGCAGTCGACACCAACGGCTCCAGCCACAGGCGACTTATGGCTAGACACAAACCTAAGCCCCGCCATTCTGAAATTCTACGATGGTACGCAGTGGCTTGAGACATCACCAGAATCTTCTCTGCCAACATTCGTTCAGACTAACGCAAACGAGTATGTTCGTGTGAACGGTACTGGTACTGGCCTTGAATATGGAGACATCGACTTCTCCGCGCTAGTCCCCAAGACTTACATGGGTGCGGCTAACGGTGTGGCTACACTGGACACTGGTGGTAAGATGCCTGTGAACCAGTTGCCAGAAACATTCTCGACTCAGTCGATACCGTTCTTCTCTGTGTGGGAAGACAGTGCGGCGGCTATCGGTAACAAGACTTACTTCGTTACACGGCTTTGGAAGCAGACAATCCGTATTGATGGCATTGCGTACAAGCTAAACGCAGGCTCATGCACACTTCAGCTTTCAGTCGATGGCACACCAGTCGGAAACACATACAGCGTTACGACTGCACTACAAAACGACAACTTGGCCACAGTCATTGAGATTGACGCCACTGTTGCATCAAAGCGTATTGAGCTAGTCGTGACCAACAACTCAGGCGGTCAGACACTTGAGGTATCAATCGCGGCCGCAACTGTGAACGTATAGGGGCATCAACATGAACAAAGGTGTATTCTCTGGGATACCTAGCTTGGATGACGCAAAGCATTACGAAAGTATGCGTGGCGGCGACAACCAAATCTCCTACACAGAGACAGGGGATATGGTCATACCGCCAGAAGTACAGCAGGCCAACCCTGCTCTAATGATGGCGGCAATCAAGACCTTTCGGGATATGGGCGCAAACCCCAACCAGTACATATCTGGACACCCAGATGGTAGTTATAACCCAAACACGCAAGCCCAAGAGTTTGCTTGGTATGACGACTTACTAAAAACTGCTGGAGACTACACACAGACTGCGGCTAACTTTGTTGCTAACAACGACTTAGCTAAAGCCGCCCTGACTGGTACTGTTACTGCGGCTGGTGCGAAACTAGCTGGCGCTGACACTAAAGGCGCTCTCGCCGCTGGTGCGGGTGCAGGCTTGGGTTACTATGCTGGAGACAAGCTGTCCACTGGATTTGATAATCTGAGCAACAACAAGGGCTTCTTTGATTCAAAGCCAGCGACAAACTACACGTCAACTACTGTGGGACAGTCACTAGGCAACTTAGGCAAGAGCATAAACTACGGTGCGCTGTCTGGCGCGGCTGGCCTTGGTACGGTTGGCTTAGCTATGTTTGGCAAGCCAGAGATGGAAGAAGACCTACAGCTTGGGAAGACTAAGGCTTTGAAGTTAGCGGCGATAGCGCCGCCGCCTAATTACTTAGATATGCCGGGGAACGAGCAGGCAAACTTATCAGCCACATTACCGCAAAACCTACCCATAGCTCCTATGACACCATCGGCGTTGGGGCCACAGGGTGTGTCCTTTAAGAAGAAGGTCAAGGACAGAGACACTGGGCGGTTTAGCTATGTTGACTCTGATAGTAGCAACGACGCTGGTGCATTCTCACGGTCATTAAACTCTAAAAGCAGGCGCAAAGGTTTTGGAGGCGGCATTATCTTCGCATGATACGCTACGCTACTGAGGACGATATCCAAGCCTCTGTTGAGATTGGCTTTAAGTTTATAAAGGATGGTTACTACAGCCACCTTCCAGTCGACAGAGATATGATGCAAGGCCATGCCACTCGTGCTTTAGAAAGTGAGTGGTGGCTTTACCTAGTCGACGAGATTGACGGGAGCCAAGCTGGGTTCTTTTCTGCACATATTGAAGAAACATTGTTTGGCCCCGGACGCATCGCAATCCAAGACTTAATGTTTATCTTGCCACAGTACAGACGTGGGGCAAGCGCACTAAAGTTCTTGCGCGAGTTCGAGAAGTGGTCTGTCAGCAAAGATTGCTCCAACCTTTACTTTGCGCCAAGCGTACATGTCGACTCTAGGTTTGACACTTTGGCCAAGCGGGTTGGCTTTGAGTACATCGGGCCACAATATGGGAAGAAGCTATGATACGTCAGGCCACCCAAGATGACAAAGAACGTGTCATGAACCTAGGCTGGCTCATGTGGAAGCAAAGCACAGTTTACGAGAAGTTCGGCTGGAGTTGGGACAAGGTCAGCAATATGTTTGACCGATACTGTCAGCAACCAGAAAAGCTCATGTTAGTCGTAGAGAAAGATGACAACATCATTGGTATGCTTTTAGCAAACACCCACAGCCAATTCTACACAAATGCCAAAGTCGCCAGCCAACAGATATTTTTTATACACCCTCTGCATCGTGGTGGTTCAGCCGCGTTACGACTTATGAAGAAGTTTGAGAGCTTTGGACGCCATAACGATTGTGACTTTCTTAACTTCAGCCAAAGCGTACAAGGCGTGGACGACAGATGGGACAAGTTCTGCAAGAATCTAGGATATACTCATGTAGGCAACACTTATTTCAAGGACTTGTAAGATGTGTGGTGGTGGAGACGATAGTAGCAACGACAACCAAGACGAGCAGGTCAAGGCGTCGGGCGGTCCGGGCATGTCTCCGGGTGAGAGTAATGCTAAGTTCGGTAATACAGACCAAGCTGGTAAGTCACCAGACGTGTCCAATTACGGTGACATGTCAAAGGACGACTATGTTAATGATGTATTGTCTAGCAAAGGTTATACCGACAATTACAAGGGTGTAAGCTCTAAGGGTGGCCCTGTCACCGACGGAAAAGGAAACGCAGTCCGCTCTGGCAGTTACGTCGATGCCATGAATAGAGCCGACGCGACTTTCGACTCATACCAAGACTACAAAACAGAAAGAGCAAAAGCTCAAGAAGCCTTCTATGACGACATGGAAGCCCGACAGCAAGTTGACCAAAGTCTCGTCGACATGGCGATGGGAGGCGGCGGCTATGCCAAAGGCTTTTACAATTCAGACGGAACAATAAACGAGAACTTCGACCCGTCCACGTCGTATGGTATGCAAGGTCCAGCTAGACCGGGGCAGTTCAACGACTTGGGCAGTTACCTTGGGTCTTCCGCAGACACATTTTCATTTCCGGGGTATAGCTTTGCCGACCCGCTTGGCACAGCTATGGATGGTCGGATAAGTCGAATTGATGGCTCTGCACTAGGAAGCGAAATCACAACCCAAAACGAGCGGGGTTATTTCGATAACTTCTCCAGCGGATATAACGACGACGCAGGCTTCTTTGGTCGGCAATTAGAGGTAGACCAAGCAGGCAACATCGGATTGTCCACTGGTTCGCAGAGGTTCTCAGACGCCGCAGGCGGGATGGTTATGGGCTTAGTCGGTGGCGGTCTGTTCGGTCCACTTGGCTCTGCATTAGCAGGGGCGACTAACATAAACACGATGGACGCATACGGTGAGAATGTACCCGGATTCAACTCACAGGTACAAACCACTACTATAGGCGGAGCCAACATTCTTGGCGGCCTATTGGGTAATGCTTTAGCACCAAAAGTTGCTGGCGCTGTAGGCAAGGGGATATACGGAGGAACTGGCAACATAAACGCGGCTATAGGTGGTGCGGGTGCGGCGGCGGCCGCAACTCCATACGCCACAGGTCTGGGCGCTCAAGCCCTCATGGGTGATTCACTCAACTACATGTCAAGCGACATTGGCGGCCCGATGGACAGAGACATAGCTGAAAAGCTGGACTCCAGAGGGTTTGGTGACAGCATCGGCGGCAACGACGGTGGCGGCAACTCACGCCCCGCTGGTCAGATGTCTTCACAGTTAGCCCCAACTGGCGGTGACGGCGGCGGAACAAATACAGGACAGAATGTAACAGATGCAAATATCCAAAGCGTATCTGGTAGCGATGTTGGTATGGGCGACTTAGTGGGTACTGGAGCGCAAACAGAGTTTGACCCACAAGCCTTCTTAATGGCTCAAGCTCAGAACATGAATCCTAATACCACACAGGTAACGGACTTCTTTGGTAATAGTGCAAACACAATGGACGTAAACCCATTGTTCTCGGCTCAAGCACCGGGAGTGCAATATCTTTCAAAGGGACGACAAAGAAACTTTGGCTCTGGTATTTTCAATGTGCAGAATGCTTTTGAACGAAAGAAGAGCCGCAGGCGCGGCGGTCTAGGCGACAAGTTAGTCGGCGTAGTCGTATAGGAGAATAAAATGGGCAGTAGTAGCGGCGGCGGTAACTCACCATCGAACAACAATCAAAAACGTAATCGCAATAAAAATAAAAACCCTGACCAAGGCGGCGGCAATGACCAGAACATACAGCCGCAAAGGAAGGCTCCACAGAAGCCCACCACTTATGTCGACTCAGGCACAGG